AAATATTTTTAGCTTTTCTTCTTCTAAATTTTTACTAGAAGCTTTCTTGATTTGCTTTTGAGCAGCTTCAATATGAACTGCCTTCCAAACACCATTTTCTAATATCCATTCTGCAGATTCCATGATGCCTTGAACGAACGCATCAGGTGCGGAAGGATCAGCCACAATATCAACGGTTGCTAGATGAAAGTCATCCTGAACTTCGTTGACACCCTCTGAATTCATTTTTAATGAACCCAATCCTCTTGTAGAAACTCCCAATTGAACTCCATTTTCAATTAAGTTCTTTGCGATAATGCCCATAGGTGTTTCTAAAATTTTGGCCTTACCATATACATCGTTGCCTTCCATTCTTAACGATGTGATTAGGTGAGATACCTGGTGTAGATTAATCGATGGATTATCTGGATGTCCAAGCTCACCGAGAGATCTTTTCTGTTCAATAAGTTCTCTGTACTTATTGACTTCTCTCTCCATTATGGGTTTGCCATAAATTCTTTTATTTTTATTTTGTGTATCTGCCTGGGCAAAAATGCCTTCGATGAAAACATTCTTACCGCCACCTTGTTTGTCTTCGACAAGGTAGTTTAATTCTTGAGCGACTTCTTTAATTAGTTTCATAATTCTTACCTAGGTAAAATTTGCTGATTTGGTTCGTCAAAACCATCTAATTTAGTTAGATGTAAATAGATCATAGAATTTGCAGGCATACTAACGGTAATATTTGCGTTATTATTTGCAGTATCAGGAAACCCTAATGTCTGTGTCATTGACCAATTATCATTGCCGTTAAAGTATTGAGTAACAACACCGCCTCTTGTCATAATAATTGGCAAAGGTCCAGGTGTCGTCCATAGTGCACCCGTAACATTTATTTTTACATTTGGCTGATCTACATTTTCATCTGCCAATGCCAAATCGAAAGAAGTAATACTAGCTGTACCGTCACCGATTAATTTGACTCCAGCTTGCTGTCTAACTTTCTTAAGAACTGTTTTAACTACAGGCATAATTTCCTCTTATTATTTTTTAGCTGTTTTTGCAGAGTCTCTAAATGCTTGTGCAGTAGGAGCACCCTTTGTCCCAGGTTTTCTCATACGCTCACCTGATCCTTTAGCAATTCTTTTTCTTTTAGCATGTATGTTAGCATAAAGCCCACGCTTTATTTCTTCTAACTGAACTTGTTCCGGTACACAATTTGGAACTTGTTTTCCGTTCTTCATTTTAGTGCCGATCATTTTATAATCATCCCAACAAGGATCGGGACCTTTCATTTTTTTAGCTTCAGACACTTCTTTGTGATATGCTGTAGCACGATATGTTCCAGGCTTTTCTCCTGGAGAAAATTCATATCTACTTGTAGTTTTTGGCAGCTGTTTATCTGAAAAATTTTCACCATACTTTTTCTGCATCATAACTCTTCTTGCATTTGAATCTGCAAGATCTTTTGCCATTTGCATACTTCTACTAACTCCAATCCCCGAATGTTCTTCGCTTTCCTCACTTACAAAATCGGAATTGGTTTCCTCAGACATCGTTGCCTGCATATAATTAGCAACGGTAGAAACATAATCCTCAGCCAAAGTTATTTTTGATTGGCACCACTCTGGAAGATTCGTATTAGGTTTTAACATATCATGCACTGACTTTGCATTGTGCATAATAGAACGCAAATCCGACATTGCCATATCACCTTCATAATCATATTCGCCTTTATCCTCACGCGAATCACTTTCCTTCATGAAATTAGGATTCTTTTCTTTATACTTATCTGGAGTTAAAACTGGAATAGGTTTTCCTGCCTTATTTACAACTTCGCCTGCATCTAAATCTTGTCTATCCTGAGCCATCTTTACTCGTTTATCTAATTGAGCTTTGTGTTCAGGATCTTTTTGCCATTGCGGATTGTCACGCATGGCTTTAAGTTGATCTAACTGAGATGCCTCGGATACACCATATTTCTTTTTAATCTCAGACTGCTTGGTCATTCTTTCAGCATCGTCTTTAATGTCATACGCTTTACCCATTTCCTTATAATATTCTGGATTGGGTAGTTTAGACTTTTGTCTTAACTTTTGCTGAATGCCATATAATTTACCCTGAGCTGAACCTTCTTCAATCTGAACTGCTTCTTTAGCTAGTTTGTCTACCGCACGGCTAATACCTTTAATACGTTTAGCTCCAGCTGCCATAGATTTTCCTGCTTCTTTATGCTCTCCGCGAGCATGCTGGCCGCCGGCGTCTAAAAATTTTGCAGCTACACTATTACCCACATTACTTGCAGCTCTTTTAACATAAGAACGCAATGTGGATTTCTTTAGTTCATCGATCTGTTCAACTTCTTCTTTTTTTAAATCGGAAGAAGAATGATGTTGTATTGCGTTTGGATAATATGAATTTGTGCCTTTTACATGAACTTCATCACCATTTACAAATACAACAGAACCTTTTTTATTGTCCTTAGTTTTCACTGTATCACCAACCCTTATATTGTGAGTTGGTTGTTCAGTTTTATTTCCAGATTGTTTTCGTGTAGCCGCATACATACTTGTTGCGGACGTAAATGATGCTTCATTAATATATTCAACTTCTTCTTTTTTCAGTTTATTGGCGACGTTTTTTTGTATTTTTGCTCGGGACCTATCAATGCCGACTTCACGATTATCGCGTTTGTTTAATAATTTGCTGGCAGTTTCTCGATCATCGTTGTCCATGGCTTGACTGGCCTGACCAGTGAGCTTGTTTGCGCTGGCATGAGCTTTGGTGTTGTAGCGCATCAGAGTCGAAGTTTTTAATTCGTCGACCTGTTCAACTTCTTCTTTCATTTTACCCGCAGGTTGTGCCTTAGCCTTTTCTTTGTCGGTAGGCATTGTAGAATACTTATGTTTAGGCTGTATTGTTTTTACTCCTGGTGCAGGAAACGCTTTTTCAACATCATGCTTATAAGTACCTTCTTCGAGCTCAACTTCTTCATTTCGTTTCGCAGCATACGATGCGCCAAGTGCCATACGAATACGTTCCTTTTTGCTCTTACCGGCAAATTTAGGATTATCGCTATGCACAAAATCCGATATCCACTTACCTGTAGGATCAGATGCTTTTAATTTTTCTAAAAGAGATTCTTCTCGTATAGAATTGAACTTTTTCATTTTTTATTATCTTTTTTAGGTTCGGGTTTGTTAGCATCCTGTTTAGGTTGCTCTTTTGGTTCTGTTGCGTCTCTTGCAAACTCACCTGTGAAAACTTTTCCAACAAACTCAGCAGCTTTCATAATCTTATCTGCTACCATATGCTGTTCGCCAAGTTCAGCTGCAACTTCTTGTTTTCTTGTTTCCAACGAGTCGCTTAGTTTACTTGCAAATGCTGCCTCAAAATTCTTTAACGCATCTGCTTCTTTATTCGATAGAATATTATCTACCATATCTCTAATTGGGTTGTCCATCCTAACTCCTTATTGTCCTGGCGCCGACTGCTGTTCCATATTTATGGCTGCTGGGGGCGGTTCACTTTCAATCTCTTCTTTCATATTTTGAATGTCCTTATCTGACATTCTTAAAATATTCTTCATTATAAATCTTTGACTAAAATATGTTCCTACATAGGGCTGTGCCATATTTAATAAGTCAATTTGATTTCTATAATTCTCAGCAGACTTCATTTCCTCAAAGTATTGATCCTGTGCATATTTGTACTGAATCTTTTCTTTAATCATTTCCCAATCTTTATCATTGATAACACCCTTTAGAACTAATTGAGTTCTTAAAAGATCATCAAATAATACATTAAACTTTTTACGAAGTCTTGATACAAATTTTGCAAACTTTAATTCATCTCTGGTAATTTCAGTGGCTCTGCCAAAAGAAATACCCTGCTGAGGCTGCATTCTAGAAACAGGAACATTTAACGCTTGATATAACTTATTCTGAAAATAATTTACATCATCAATCTGCCCTAAGCTTTCGCCTCCAGGAAGAGTACTAATTTCTGTACCTTTGCCACCTTCTCTACGTGGCAACCAAAAATCCTCAAGCATAGACATAAACTTTCTATCGTCTCTAATTTCGCCTGTGTTAGAGTCGTATACTATCTTATTTCTATAGCGAGCCATAATATCTTTTAGATATTGCTCGGCTTTAATCTTTGGCAAATTACCTACATCAATGTAAAATATTCTTCTTTCAGGTGCTCTAGCTAATCTATAAATTACTACAGCATCTTCCATCATCTTTAATTGATTGACGGGTTTAATTGCTTTGTGTAAGTGCCCAAGTACTGCATTCTTTTCTAAATCCATAAGCCCAGATGGGGCATATGCGATTGCGTCAGGGGAAATACGTAATCCTTGATTTACTGTAGTAGAATAAGAAAAATTTGGGTTGTAATTTATACCCTTGTCATTGTAAATAAAGTATTCATCGATGCTAACAATCTTATCAATGTTTGTGTCTTTATCTTTTTCTTTTTTTATTTCTCTAATTTTTCTTATTTTTCTTGGATCTAATTGTAACAAATCCACGATCCCTCTTCTGGGATTTTTCATATCTATAATTTTTTGATAGTATAATCTGCCATCAATATACCATCTTCTAAAGATATCATGTCCTTTGTTATTAAATTCTAATAGTTGCAGAATTTTATCAAATTCATTTTCTATAGAATTTTTAATATCATCTGCTATATCTAGATTATCTAGATTAATTCTTACTGCCTGCTCGTCATCCACTGCAGCAATAGACTCAGTAACAATTTCATCCACTGCGGCAGAACAATCCGAATATGCAGAAGCTTCTCTGTATCTCGTAATTAGCTCTGCCTCAGATTTTGCAGTAGCATCTAAATCAACATAGGTGCCAAAATATCCACCAGCATTAAAACCGCTGGTTTGAATAGTAGTAGCACCGTCTTCAGGAATAGGAGTAGCAAACTCCTGATTCTTTTTATCTATTTGCTCTTCTTCACGAGAAATAGTATAACCAAATAGTTTAATCGCCATTATTTAATCACTTATAATTAAGCTGCCACTCTTCCTAAGGAAGTAATAGCGTTTACCAGCTGACTTGCTGGAGTATTAGAGAACTCAAAAGTTTGATACTGGAATGATACTGCGAACGACGACAGAGCATCATTAGTACCAAAGTCTAAAGGAACCGCACCAATTTCTGTTGGGAAGACTCCTAATAATTTATATTGTTTTAATACCGCCCCATTTCTATCTAACTGGGAAATAAACATATCCGTTTGATAAATCGAAGGC